TTTCTAACTGCTCTGCGTCCACTACTAGATATTAGTTCTTTGGGTACAGCATTCCATTTATAAAGCTCTTCTATCACTTCATCTGTGGGCTTTCCTTCATCATCTAACAAGATAAAACTGTAGAGTGGCATTGTGTTCTCCTTAGCTTACAGAGTTTCTAATAGCTAATGCTTCGGCGCCACCACCTATATCTAAACCAGTAGGTTGACTTGGTTCACTAGTAGGTACTTGTGGCAATCCAACTGCTTGCTGTGGTACAGGAGCTTGTATACCATCTAGGAAATTAGGTGGCAAGTTGTAAAGGGAAACTATTTTCTCTAGAAGAACATTGTTTGGCACAGACATTTGTTGTAGCAATGGTAGTACCTGCATGAAGTTCTGTCTATCAATAACAGAGCTAACAGGTGTGGAGTTCTGGTCAGCACTAGCAAACTTGAACTTGGCTGTGAAGTCTGTAGCTTGGAGTACGTGAGTCTTACCAGCAATAGTGACTACTTCTTTATCTACATCACCAGTCATAAGTAGATGAGCTATCAATGAACAGAATGATTCGGCGCATACTTCTATAGCACGATCTCTCATACGAGCTAACTTTCCAATCTCACTAGCACTGTACTGGGTTAATGCAGCAATCTCTGTAGCAGATACGTTAGTAGCTATACCTCTAGTGAATGGTGCTAGTACAGAACCAGCATTCAAATCCTGGTCTAGTTTGTTTTCATAGACAGAGAAGTCTGTGGACATTGTCTGACCTACTAATGGAGAGATTAGTGTGCGCGCATCTACATCAGCAGGACATTGTAATTCAATAACTGAACCATCTCTGTTCTCTGCAAGAATAGCTTTAGACTCTTCATCGAATGCACCTTTGCGTGCAACCCAGATACGAGAATCTTTACGAATACTATTAGCCCACTGTGAGCGCAGATTAATCTTTTCATAAAGCATTGGGTAGATACGTTGTAAGAGACTAGCACCTTGTAGTGGGATACTAGGTGAGTATCCAAAGTACAATGGAACCAATGGACATAGAGGATTGCCATTAGATTTACGGAATGGAATTGGATTTACTCTATCAAGTATCTTGTCAGTTCTCTTAGCATTGGGTGACCAGAAGATTAGTTCATCATTTATAAAATCATAGATCTCATAGATCTCTACATAGCTAAGCATACCAGAATTACTAGCTGCTGCTGGTTTAACTACATTTGGTTCATCAAGGAAGTTTTTCTTTATAGTAGCATCAAAGATTCTACCAGGGAATTTAGCTTTAGCATCTTTAGTAGATAACCAATAGTGATGGCCCAAGTATCTACAGTCCTCTATAGTCTCTGCATCAAAGTCTATAATAACATCCCATGGATAAATAGCTTTCATATCTACTTGTTCAATAACAGAGTTGGCCTCACGCAATCCAAGTTTAATGAATGCGAATGGATAGATAATAGCGTATCTCATGAGACGCTCTAGTGCTTCTGACTTGTCGTATAGGAAAGAGTTACAGACAGCCTCTACAACCTCTTTATCACCATCAGCAGTAGGTCCCTGACCAACTATAACAGCAGGTGCTTTAGAGAATAGAGAAGCCATGTAGCCCTCAACAAAGCTATAACCAGCAGGTGGTTCTATAATGATCTGTTCACTTGAACCCCATGAGATGGTTGTACTATCAAATAATTCCTGTGTGTAGGCTTTGGTTAGATTGCTGAACTTAGTTCTTTTACTTTGGTAGTAGGTATTTGATACCTCAATGATCTCTTGTATATCGGAAGTTTCTAGTTTACTCATATGAACTCCTATCTGAATCTGTTAGCTATAGTTGTACTTACGGATGGTTGCGCGCGGTATTGTTGCTGCATCATACGTTGTTGTGGTGAAATTGGCAAGTTAATATATTGTAACCCTTCTAGTCCTAGAGCTAATGAAATAACATTGTCATCATGTAAACCATCTGGATGCTTAGGTGCAAGTCCTTTTTCTGAACGTTGTAGTGAACGTAGCTCAGACATTGTTATCTGGTCTACACATGTGAGTAGACTACTGTTTACTTGTGAACGTAGGTTATCAAATAGAAGGATCTTAGACTTGGTAGTGGTAGTGAATTCTCTATAGTCTGTGTAGTTGTTAAAGTTTAATACTTCTTTAAATGCGTGGCCGTGATTGTTCAATTCAAAATGAATCAGAGCATTGTTATACTTCCTAGCCAAGTCAATAACTTGTTTAGCAAAAGCATTGATACTTAGAGTATTGCTACTAATCTTGTCTACTATACTGTAGTTCGCTTTGGATATTACTGTGGCTACTGAGAAGTCATTGCCAGTGCCACCAGCAGGATCTACTCCTATAACATAAGCATCTGATTTCTCTACAAGCTTATAAGGATCTGATGTACGTAGGTTAGCCAAGTCATCTTCTGTGAAATAGCATTTGTCATCCAAGGTCCATCCCTCTTCTATTGTAAGTGGGAAGTCTTTTCGGAATAGGTGTGCGCTCGAATACTCAGATAGTTTCTTTCGGCGCCAACATATCTGTTCTATATCTAAACGATGAGTAGTCATTAGAGACTGTTCTTCATCTGTTGGTACAAAGTCATCATCTGGTTTAACTCTGTAGTCTGGGAATGCACTCCATGGAAAGAACACAATGTGCCAACCAGCATCGTACTCATTAGCTTGTACTAGTTTATGTAGTGGATCTCCGTAGTATAGAGGAGTGGATTCAATAATGATGCGCCCATCATTTGTAGAAGCTAGAGTAGAACCAAGATACACTTCAGCATTGTTATAGAAACTAAACTCAGACAAGTGTGCTGTGTTAATAGTATAGCCTCTATCCTGTGAGTCTGCTTTGGCAGTCATAGCTAACAGTCTAGAATCAGTAGGAGAGAACTGTATAGTAGACACATTCTCTTTAGATATCTTTCTTTGTAAGGACCTAGGTAGATGTTTATAGAACCGTTTATCCATAAGCAATAGATTCTCTGCTGACTTAGCTTTGTTGGAAGCTACTATGGAAGTACATGTGCGTCTATCTGTATAGCACTCCCAAAAGCAAAAAGCTCTAACGACTGTAGAGATACCAAGCTGACGTGCTTTAACTATCGCTACCTTCTTATGAGTCTGTAGTATTTTAATTAGTTGTATCTGCTCAGGTGTAATGATATCCCCGAACTTAACTAGCTTTTTATTCTTATCTATGATGCGTAGGTTCCTAATGAAACTTTCAGCATCAGAGAAGATCTCGTCTATTGCTCTCATGTTCATTCATCGTCTTTGGCAGAGAACCATTCTTCCAGATCACTATCTTTATCCGATAAACCTGAACCTCTAGCCTGGAGTATGTCTTTATAGAGAACCATGAAGGATACTAAATCAGAAGGTTTAATTCCCTTCCAACCACCCTGTACTACAGCTTCATGAGCTTCACGTAGAAACTCCCTAGCTATAACAACAATATCATCATCATCGAATGCTTTACTGAGACTCATGTTTAACTCCGTTGTCTTTTAATAAAATCTAATAGGTTTGTCTTAGCTTGGCTACGTAGTTTGCTCATAGTAGGTACTGATTCCCAAACAGCTATATAAAATACTAGTCTTGCATGGTTACGTGCTCTATGGAATTTCTTTCTAACCAAGTGTATAAAGTGTCTATCTACTATGTGCTTAGGTTCTTTGGGAGGAAGTAGTGCGCGCTTATTGTGGTAGTATTCCTTTTGTTTCTTACGTTGATAAGCGGCCCGTGCTCTCTTTCTTTTACTAGGTGGAAGCTTTGGCTTCTTCTCTAGTGGAGGAAGTATCTTAGGCTTTCTCATAGCCTAACCTCATTTAGAGATTGAATGCGCTAGTGTATAGTCACAGAGGAAACCACTAATTGTAGTGTTAACATCTGTATAGAACTGGAAGTAAAGACTACCAATATCTGCTGAGATCATAGCTAGTATGTCTGCTGGGTACTGATCCGTAACAAACAATGTCTTAGGTTCGAATGTAACTGTGTATGCACCTACTGCTTTGAGCGTAACAGTACCAGTCCATACTGCTAGGATAGCTTCTCCTGCTACATCCAAAGAGACTTGGCATTTGCAACTGGTTAGGTTTGTAGCTGAAGTTATAAGGCTAAGTCTTTCAACTCTAAGAGCTGCTCCTTTGCCAACCCCATAAGGAGTAACTGCGAAGTGTCCATCACGTGGACCCCATGTAGATGCTGTGATTGCTATGGGTGATGCGAAATCTTGAATGATTGTGTTACGTGCGATATCTTGTGTTCTAACGGTAGACATATAAATCTCCTATGATTTGAATAGTTTATTAAATTGTGAAATGCTATGGGACAGAAGGTCTTTTGTTTTAGCATCATATGTAGGTTTAGTTAAATACTCTAGACCAACAATATAAATGCAACCATCTTCTTTGTATGCAAGGTACAGATCTATAGTATCTATACCATGAGACTTTAGATTATTGTAGAGTACACTCTCTTGGTTCAGTTGATCAATAGTTATAGACACATGGTTTTTCTGTGCTACTTGGAAGATATGGTAAAGTAGTTCTTCATCTATAATACGTTTATCCCATTGGTCTTTATTGGGAACACATGGCGGCGACACTACCTCATA